TCGGTATAAACGTATCAAGTGTTCTGTTGATATCAAAATTCTTCTCATAGTTGAGAAGGAAATTGTTTACCTGATTTTCTTCGTCTAGGAACTCATAATATTTTTCCAGGAACGTAATGAATACTGGATACTCAGTGCGAACAAAATCCGGAAGTTGATTTGCGATCAGATGACTTAGTGATTGTTTGAAACCATTGTAACCATCGTCAATATAAACCATATTTGCAGTTGCTGTTGCACCAGAACCGCCACCACCGGAAAATGAAATGACAGGTGGTGTTAGATAGTTATATCCTGCTGCTGTTACTGTAATTGCAGTTACTTTACCACCAGAAATAGTTGCAGTTGCCGTCGCATTACCACCGATTGTAACTGTTGGTGCAGAGGTGTAATCCGACCCACCATTGGTGACAGTTACACTGGCAACTTTTTTATAGTATGAGGTGGTTTCTGACATCTATTATTCTTGTGAATTGGCAATTGCAGTAACAGTCAGTCCTGCAGGAATATTTGTTACTGAATTTGCTGCGCTAGTATCCAATGTTAATACAGTATTTCTAGCAGCGTATGGGAAAACTGCTGCTGTTGAAACATTTGATGTTGAAGTCAGATCTGTTGTCAGAATATTCGGCGCATCACCAAACGGTTCAACATAGATTCTAAGTTCTGTTTCTGACCCCGAATCGATCAAGAGATCTGCAATATTAACAACCCCTGTGGTATAATCGACAGTTCCTACATTGGATAGAACAATGACATCATCCGATGCACGTTTCATAACAAGAGTTCCGATATCACCAACTGTTATATCATGCTGGTCAGTTATATAGACATCGTATTCTTGTGTTCCAATAGTTGTAGTGAAAGTTGTTGTTCTTAGCGTTTCAATTTCTAATGGAGTGTTGAACCTGATCACATAATCTTCCGGAACACCTGTAAATATCGTTATTCTTTTATGCATCAGCACTTGAATACTGGCAGAGAAAATAGACTGCGTCGTTCCGGCAACAGCAGAAAGCAGTTTGGAATAATAGAAATTCTTTTGTAACTTGTTAACGTTGTTCGTAAAGAAGTTTTGCACAACTGTCCTAACCTCGGATTCAATTCTTGAAGAGGTTAAAGATGTAATTGTTTTATTGTAGTTTACTGAAATATTTAACCCGATATATGTTTCGATTGGATCAACGAATTCAGGTTGGATAGAAACAACACTTCTTGGTCGAATAATATCTCTAGCGATAATGTCCTTATCTGCTTGGGAGACAATCGATCCAGGTAGTGGTTGAATCGAGATAAACACTTTACCATAGATAGGAGGATTATTTTCTTCGCCACCCCACACAGCAATGGAATTGATGTTACCAAATCTGGATCTGATCAACGTTTCATAATCATCTGATGTAACAACACGATTCTTCGTAGAATTGAATTTTGGTGCGTTATACCTAATACTATCAACGCTTTCTTTTTCACTGCCACCAGTAGCAGCAGATCCGAGATAAACGACTTTACTCTCGCCCGAAGCAGTAAAAGTTTTGGATGCTGAGAAATTGGGAATAGAGTTCGCTGCTGTGCCGCTGCTTACGATATAATCAATACTGACAATATTACCAACTTGTAGTTCCTGCCCAACGATATTATCACCAAATCTTATTTCGTATAGTCCAGATGGACCTTCTTCAATAAAAAATGCTCTAGTAGTCCCATCTACTTCCACAATATCATCATAGAAGTTCCATGCAGTAATCGATGTAACTGCGTTTGATTGCTGCACTCTTACTCTTATAGTAGTAGTGTCAATATTTCCATTTGGTAAAACAAATGGACCAGATTTATTAGATTGATCAACAATGAATGTATTTGTTACTCGCTTACCTTCAATCAGTTCCATCGGGAAACTGAATCCTGTTTGACCTGTTTCAAGAACAACTAATCCAGAAACATAATCTTCTCTCGGGAAGAAAGTATATGTGTTCTTTGCTGTTCTTGCCGTGAATGGTGTATCGCGTGTTATTGTTAAACTGGTGTTCGTGAATGATGATGCTGGTCTAATTTGTAATGTAATATTTGCACGAGCAGATCTTCTTGACGTAGGTGTATATCCTAATGTTTTCGCAATAGATGTAACTGAGTTTCTCTTGACTGCACTATCAATAAACATTTCATTTGCTTGAAGGTGCGCAAGAGTTGCATTGTAGTGTGTGTTATATGCAAGAATGTCTAGTAGTATCGATAGACCAGCGCCATCAAAGTTGTAATCTTGGAACTCCTCTTGCGATTGCATGAAGGTTTTTAGATTTTCTTTAATAGTTGCAAAATCTAATTCAGTTACATTAAGTTGAGACATCTTATCTACTTCTTCTTAGAACAGTTGAAAATGAAACGGGATCTACAACCCCGACAACATAAAAATAAATGGATACATTAAACGCATTCTGATCAAAGAGAGGCACAACATCTATTTGTTGCGATCTAACTCGTGGTTCATACTTATTGATTAGTAACTCTAATCTCAATTTCAAAGAATTGGCAGTAACAATATCAACGTTCTCGAACATCATACCGTAGATCGGCGAACCAAGTTTGGGTTGGAATGGTCTTTCGTAGAAGTTCGTGAGAACTAGAACTTTCAGTGCCTGTTTTACGGCATTGACATCAAACTTCCTCGCAACGTCACCCGTAATTGGATGCATTGCGAAGGATAGATCTAGATCCGAGTAGATTCTGTTTACTGTTTTTGTTGTCATATAGTTATTTATATCAGATTCTAGGCGACTTGCCTAAAACCAGATTTATAAACCATACCACTACCGCCTGGAGTTGCTGTTAATTGTTGCCCTCTAGATTTACCATCGCGAGATGTATACCCTATATGAACCCAAACGCTACCGCCACTATTCTTTTCAAGAATAATTTGATCATATGCTGTTAGGTTAGCAGCAGCCCAACGACAAACATCAATATATTGTTTTTTGCTAAGTTTAGGGAATGATAAGTCAACTGCTGATCCCCAACCATGTGCGTTTTGATCCAGTTTATTTTTCTTTCCGTTTGGATAGTATTTTCTAAATCCGCAAGACCATGTTACAGAACCAAACTTGTCCATTAAAGGTTCAATTACATTGACTGCAAGACAACGAAGATTATTCAATATTTCATACTCGTTCTGTTTACTTCCTGGCGATTTATGTCCACGAAGATCAGCAGCACCATTAGGGCAACCATCCCTACCATTACATAATTGTGCCAGTGTTATTCTTGGAGAAATTTTTAAAGTACCATCATATTTTTGCCCCTGAGATGGAAGTGGTGGAAGTTTAGTCCCCTTTAACGTATTACAATCTCTAGTTGGAATAGAACTCTTTCCTGCTACTGGAGGATAAGATTCCGTTCCACCCGCAGTATTCTCATCAGATCCTGGACTTCCTGGATTAGATGGATCTGAATTGGTCACACAGTCCTCGTTGGATGATCCAGATGTTTGACCCTCTACGTTTCCATTTGAATCAGGTTCTCCACCATCAGTATTCATACTATCGTTTTCACCATCGTAACCATTCTTAACTGAATCGTTTGTTCTTTCGATTGCCACAGGCGCTGACATTGAAACTGGTTGTTCCAATTCATATGTTACTGGTAGTTTTGCAGAGACTGCACACACTGCATCCTCAGCAGAACCAGCAGATGCAGGAGCAGTAACAGAAGCGGACGTTGAACCAGATATCGGAAGATCGTGAGTGCTTCCACCATTAGTACCTGTATCAGTTCCAGTTGCTCGAAGATTTGTGCTACCAGCATTCAGTGTGGTGATATTTGCAGTTGTGACATCGAGAGTTGCCGTATCAATCGGAGAAGAAGCAACTAGTGGTGCCTTCAAACTGATATTTCCTGCGCTTTCTGCATTAATAGTTCCAGCAGATTTAATATTAACATTGCCAGTTGATTCTTGATTGATCATCGCAGCAGTTTTCAAGTTAATATCGCCAGTAGATTTAGCAAGCAATTCTGCGTCAGTGCAGAGATTCATGTTACCAGTTGAATGATTGAAGAACGATCCACCAGATTTGATGTGCGTATTAACCTTAGATGTCAGGTTCAACCCTGCATCTGTTGTTAGATTATATTTACCTGTAGTTTTGGTAGTGACTGCGCCAGTTATTTCAGCATCAACTTTACCTTCATTCTTAACAGAAATATCACCTTCGTTTCTGAGATAGATACCGTCTTGTACCGAAAGACCAAGCGATCCACCAATGTTGACATTAACATCATTATGTATGTCAAGACTGACTTTACCATGCATAGTTAGTGCAGTATCATTCATAATGAACACATTACATTGTCCTGCAATGTGAACGTTGGCATTACCTTCAATTAAAACGAAACCATCTTTTTCAATGATGGAATACCCATTACCCATAATTTTATTTACTTGAGTTCCATCAGGTCCAGTCTCTGTAAAGGTTCCTGACTTGTGAGCA